GCTTCCAAACTATCAAAGAATGCATCTAGACTATAATTTGGAGCTTCATCTATAATCCATGTTTCGATTTTATTGTGTCTCTCTGCGATGAAATTATCAACGAATACCTTAAAATGTTCTAACGTTTCCTTGTGTGCAAATTCCAGAACTGAAGCTTGTCGCATTAACAACGCCGCTATCGTATTATACCCACATGACCCAAAGTGCGTAACTTCACTGCTATCCAGTTTATAATACATTGTCCTGCAAGTACAATCTAGTTTCATTTTACTCGTGTTGGAAGTTAATAACGAATTTTCGAAAGGTGCTACTCTTCTTGTTGCGTTTTCCAAATCATAATGTATGCTTTCCAAAGGCACCAGGTTTTCTTTTGAGGCTTTAATTTCCGCACGTCGCAATATTGAATTCCTGATTTTGGCTTTTAATCGATAATTCTTTGCACCGGCTCTATGATTCACTCTTTCAGGTGCTTCTCCAACCGCGATAGTCGGTTTTTCATTTGCTACAACTACATTCTGCTCACCGTTTATTCCATTATTTTCTGTTAATTTGGAGTCATTTAATCTGTCTCGTTCTCTCACGTAATCATCTCTTTTCTTTTGTATTTTTTTGACTCCAGAGTTAATTTTATTATAGCAAGCGATAGAATATTTGGACACACCGTTTATTAATCTTTTAAGTGACGACACTTTACTTTCTTTATCATTCACGTCATCAGTTGCGATTTTTGAATTTTGATGTTCTCCATTACGATAAGTGATATCAACTCTACCTTTAGCACCTATAATATAGTTGCTAATCTTGTAAGCTGCATACGTCAATAATATACTTAATCCAATTACCTTGACGCCTCTTACAAAAACCTCTTTAGAACTGAGTCTTATCGAATTTTTGTCCTCAAATTTTACCCTGTCCAAACCGAAAAAGCTACCTATGGAATCATTCCACTTATCTTGGTTGGAACGAGGTCTTGCTTTATCTTGTTCAATGGACCAGTTGTTAAAGCTTTTCTTCAAGAATCTCCAGCTAGCTCTCAAAACACCAGACCCAGTATTTAAAGTTCTCTCGAGTTCTTCCGCTTCCTTTTCAGCTCTTCTCTCGCCCATCAAGACTTCGAATAAAGTTGGTAATGATTCGTACTTGTCAACGAGTTTCCTTGAAATGAGGAATGAGGTTCCAGAGAATGATGTGAATCGGAACAATTTTTTCCACTTGGATTCAACTTTGTTCGATTTATAGCTCTGCAAATGATCAACCATTGGAGTTGTTGTTTCTTCCATTAATATGAATGATTGATAAGCGTATAACCCTAATAAATTGTCGCTATAAACTTCTCGATAAATCTTCGAATCCCGACGAAATAATCTCACTGCATTCACGAAAGTTTTCTTCATCTCTATGATTTCTCCTGGTCTTAAATTCAAGAGATGATGGAAATTCTCGTCCAAATGTGGCAG